TCGGGCCGCCGCCGGCGTACCACTCGAGCAGGTCATGCGCCCGCCGGGGCCAGTCGTCGTCGCGCGCCGTGTGCGTCGTGAGATAGCGCCCGAACGCACGGCGGGAGTCCTCGTAGTCGCCAGAGCTGTAGAGGAGTCCCGAGGCGTCGAGCACCGCCTGGAGCGCGCGGGTATCAATCGCTTTCCCGTTCGTGCGCGGCTCGTTGCCGATCTCGATCGCCACGTTGGGCGGCCGCGCGGCCGCCAGGACCTCGACGAGATGCCGGGCGTAGGCGATCCGAGCCGTGTCGTCGTCGGTCAGCAGCGTGATCTCGACGTACCAGCCGTCGCGCGCAACGCGCTCGAGGAACGCGAGCACCACCTCCGGCGCCGGCTCGTTCCACCCGATGAACGTGCCGTCCTTCGCGTGCCACGGCACATAGGTCCAGACGCGCAGAACATTGAACCCCTGGAAATCTTCCAGGAAGCCGCTAACGTCCTCGCCGCGCGCGAAGCGATCGAGCTGGCCGAACGCGGAGACTCCTCTCCAGCGCCAGGGCTGTCCAGCCTGCAGGAAGATCGGTCCGGACGTCTCGAGCGGCACCAACGTGGGCCGCGGCGGCTCCGGCTCGGGCGGCAGCGTGCGTTCCCACGCGCGCATGCCCTCGAGGTTCCCGCCGGCGGCCGGAATCGCAACGCAGGCCGCCAGCTCCGCATCCGTGATCACGCGGTGGCGCGTCTCGTCGATGATCGCGCGACAGCTCGCCGCCCACTCCGGATGGAGCTGCTCCGGCGTGATGACCGGTGGCCGCACAATAATCGAGCAGGCGCCGACCATTAGTGTGGCGCCGAAGCCGGCGCTGCAGATGCGCCAGCGCAATCGAGATGTCATATTCATCGCTTCACCTGGCGTCTTGCGCCCGTCCGGCCCGTGCCGGCCGCATTCGTCATTTCCACGTAGAGCGATCCGTCGCGGATGTAGACGCGACAGCGATAGCCAAGAGCAGGGTTCTCACGGTCATGGAACACGAGCTCGCGGCCGTCGACGAGCTCGTCGAGCGTCCACCGATCGACTGTGATCTCTGGAGGCTTCATGGGATCCTCGAGAGCCGGCGGCGATGGAATGCCGGCGAACACCTCGCGCCAGAGCGGCAGGACCTCGGGATGGTGCTGGAGTCCGCTCTTGCGTCCGGTGCCGCTGAACACGAGCAGCGCATCGATCGACGGACAGTCGCGCACGATGCGTGCGTAGATCGGCACGAGGCTCCGCAAGTCCTCCGTCTGCGTCTTGTTGCTCGTGTAACACTGCGCGACGAGCGCAAGCGGCTGCCCTGCCGGCGCCGAGGCGATCACCTCGCGGACATCCGCCTCGAAGGCGGCGAGCGATTCCGTCAGCTTGCAGTACGCCTGGACGCACAGCAGCGATGGCTGGGGCAGCACCGGCCAGCGCGGCCAGCGTCGCGCGTCCCAGTACGCGACCGGGTAGGCTTCAGCGGCCGCCTTGCGCTCGATCTCCTCGACGGTCTGAACGAGTTCGGCCTCGACCTTCACCTCGCGGCCGATCACGACATCGTCACGCATCCGCCGCAGCCGCAGGTTGTCCTGCACGGCCACGTAGCAGTTGCCAGGGACCGTGTGCGGCGAGACGTCCGTCGTCCATCCACCGCCCTCCGCCGGACCGCCCGCATAGAACCCCGCCAAGATCGGTCGGCCAATGATCGCGATTGGTTCCGCTGGCGCCACCCACGAGGCCACGTCTGCCTCGGTCACGCCGGCCACGATGCGCAGGATGTTGCGCTTCGTGGCCGTCGGATCCTCCAGGTCACGCACCGGCCCCCCCGGCGCCCACGCGGCGAAGGCGTAGGTATCGGCTGACTCCTGGCACGCCGCGACGTCGTTCCACTGCTCGCCCGGCCAGAGATAGCCTGATGCTGCACCGAGCGTGGCACGCAGTCCGGACGTTTCATCCTGGCCGATCGCGAAGTCTCCGGCGAAGGCGGGCGCGAGCAGCGGGCGATGTCTCGTGAAGTTCGCGTCCCAGCTCACGTAGCCGTCGGGCGTCAGGTAGGCGATCCCCGTGGCGAGGAATGGGCCGATCCGCCCTCCAGCCCCCTCCGAGAACGTCATGTGCCACACGCCATCGAACGGATTGGCGCCGGGGTGTAGCGGGTCCGCGGCTGTCTGGAACACCGCCTCGCCGTGACGTAGACGGATCGCGTGATTTCCCACAAGTGTCGGGAGCACTCGCACTGTGGCGCCGCTGGCGATCTCCACAACCAGCCCACGCTCTTCGGGCGCTGGGCCAACGTATCCGACGTGCTTCCCGTCCGGCGAGAGCGCCGGATCGCCGCGCATCCCCCGCATGTCCTGGTAGATCAGCCGCGCCTGCTCCGCGCGGCCGGCGGGGAACTCCCACACCTGCACCCCGCTCGGTCCACCGGGGTTGACAATCCCGCAGGCGAGCCGCGTGACGCCGCCAAACGAGGCCGTTGACGGCATGACGCTAAAAGGGATCTCGTAGTAGGTCATGTCGACAGCCCCACGAGACCGCAGGCGGCGAGCGACGCGAGCGCCCCGTCCAGCATCAGTACCCCTGCGGAACCTCGAGCAATGAGAACAGGAGCCCTCGGCTTTCGAGCCCTTCCTCCCAGGCTTTCCGCTGCGCGGCCTTGTCCGTCCAGCGGTCAACGAACTGCAACCGCGCGCCGACGAGCGCTTGGTTGATCAGCCACTCGTCCTGGTCGTATAACGCTCGGAGCGTGACCGGCCCGATCCGGCCGTCGATGGGCACGCGGAGTACGCTCTGCAGCCACTTGATCGCGGTGCCCGGTCCGGAGTTGTAGGCGAAGTCGGTCATTTGGAGACGCAGCGGCTCGAACAGGATTTGATCGAGACGATGCGCGAAGGCCAGCGAACGCAGTTCCCACCGCACCACAGGCCGCGCGGTCTCAACGGTGAGCGCCTTCAGCTCCGCGAGTGTGGCCTGACGCCCGAGATAGGCGGACAGCGTTGCGAGGATGATCCCGCCAGGGGCCGTCGGCTGGTCGATTGGCGGGTGCGTCGTTTGATCGCCGTAGGTCCGCCCCTCGCGGTCGAAAGTGCCGTCGATGAGCTGATCTTCCGTCATGGGCGTCACTTCACTCGTTGGATTAACAGATCGATCTTGTTTTCAATCCGCTCAATCCGCCGTGAATCCTCCACACGCTGCGCTTCGAGCGAGGCGATCCGCGACACGATCGCGCGGTTATCGGCCCCCCCAATAATCATCCACCCGACAACGATCGCCACTAGCGTGATCACGACTGTCCAATTGACACGCGGCGTCATGCCCTCGCCTCCTCACCGGCCCTCCTAGTGGTCGGTGGTTACTTGTCCTTCTTTGGCTCGACCTTCTTCACGTACTCCAGCCGCTGTAGGTCAAGGGTCCAGCCGTCCACCTGGAGCGAGTGCACCAGCTTGCCGATCGCCTCTCGCGCCACGTCGAAGTTCCACTGTGCCTGCTGCGCGCGGAGCTGCGCGTTGTCGAGGCTCAGCGCGAGGTTCTGAATCGTCAGCTTCTGCACGTCCGACAGTTCCGGAGTGGTCAGCTTCTCCGCCTCCGGCGAGGCTTTCGCTAGCACCTGCGGCTTCGGCTCGGCCTTCTCGACGGCCGCCGGCTTCGGCGGGTTCACGATCATCGTCAGCTTTTCCTGCGCGGACGCCCCAGCGCCAAGCGCCAGCACGACGCACGCCGCGAGAATCAGTCGCTTCACATCGCCCTCCCTATGGTCGTTGCGGAGTCCCGCTCACGGTGCCGACCTTAATCCCCTCCGACGAGATCCGGTCGAGCAACCACTTATGCAGGGACTTCGCCTCCAGGGTCATGAACTTCCCCTGGTTGACGTACTTGAGCCCCGCGCGGATCTGCGCCTCCGTCACGGTGTCGCTCGGCACCGAGCGATACACGAACCGCTCGCCGGTGTTGCTCTTGAGGGTGGCCTTGAGGCTCGGCGCTTCGTTGGACATGTAGATGTCCGCGATTTGCCACGTGGTGGTCGACAGCCCCGATACTGGAGTCGTCAGCGTCAGGATTTCCTGCGGACTCGGCGCGCCGAGCAGCAGACCGGTATGGCCTACGAGGACACCGACCAGAAACGTGAGCGCGAGGACGAATCTCTTCATGTGGCTACCCTACCTGTCGAATAGAGAAGGTTGACCCAACCAGTACGCTCGACGTGCCGTTGCTGGCGTGCTGCGCGAACTCAATTGTCAAAGTCCCCCCGGCGTTCACGGTGATCGTGCCGCGAATCACGCAGATCCCTGCCGTCGTGCCCGCCTGCCCGGCCGCGCCGCCGAGCGCCGTCTGCCGAGAGGTGATCGTGTTGGCGAGCGTGCCTTCGTCGGTGAGCACGACGGAGTAGATGATGGCTGTCGCGGTCGCCGTGCCGCCCACCGCGTACTTCGATCCGCCCATCGCATCGGCGTTCACGTAGAGCGTGGCCGTGAAATCGTAGGTTAGGCCCGCCGCGACGTTGCGCGTCAGGCCGGTGATGTTCGCTAAAGTGGTGTCGGTAGTCTTGTCGAACTGCGTGGCTACGCGCGACTGGAGGCCGGTCAGGCGAGTGACTTCGTTCGCTTCGTTGATCGTGTAGCGCTCGACGGTGCCGCCGACATCGACCGCTCCGTCTCCGGCCGTGTTGCTCGCCATCGAGGTGAGGGCCGTGCCGATAGGAAATACCACACCGTTTGTTCCGCTAGGAATGCCAGCACCACCTATCACTAATAGACGTGAACTAGTAATACGCAAAGCCTCTAGAAACGCGCCAGTAGTGTCTAAAGTGTAGATAGTTAGCCGACCGGGAACAACCCCGGAGCTAACTGCTGCATCCACGGTCGATTCAATAGCGACAGCCGGCACGAACGCCGATCCGTCTGAGCCAGAAAAATCCCATTCACCTAACTTGTCTCCAATAACAACAGCGCTGTGAACACCAACTGTGTTGCTCTTAGACCGCATCAGTCTCATCAGCGAATAGGTGTTGGTGCTGGCATAGGTGATAGCATCAAATGAGACCGCTGAACTAGCCCGTTCTACTACCACTGAACCACCAACGAGATGCAGACCTCCTCCGGCAATGTCGAGTCGAGTAGCTGGAAGAGCGACGCCGATGCCTACATCCCCGGTTGCGTTAACAGTAATGCCACCTGCTCCAGTCCCTGTCTGATTCCACGCCATCACGGCTTGAGCACTAGAGTAGTACAGATACCCACGCACTGCAGCATCTTGATAAAAGAGTAATTGTGGGTTACCGGTAGCACTACCTCTTAGGGTCAATACCGGCGACCCAACAGCTTCTAGGGTAAGGTGTGTGAACTGCGGGCTGTCGCTGGTGCCCAGCCCAAGACTGGTCCGTGCCGTCGCCCCACTCTCGGCCACCCATGTTGAGCCGTCACCGACAATGATGTTGCTGTCCGTCACCGCGAGCGCGGCGATGTCAGTGAGACGCGCTGATGCTGCCTGTGCCCCCACGTCACTGGCGCTGGGCGTGGACCACGCGTACACCCCGGCCCCTGAGCTGTGCAGCCAACCCGCCGCATCCGCCAGCGCCGAGAAGGTGCCCAGCTTCGCGTTGTAGGCTTGGACCGTCGAGCCGATGTCTCCACCTGTGAGGACCCGCACCCAGGCCCCGCCGATCTTCTGGTAGACGTTGCCAGTCGCATAGTCGAGATACTGATCGCAGGTCACGCCTCCGCTCGGCGCCCCGCTGCCGATGGACATTCCGACGCAGCGCGGGACGCCGCCCGACCAGAGATAGAGCTTCGACGCGTCAAGCTCCTGCGCGTGGGCGGGGAGAGCGAGCGCGAATAGAAGCAAGGGCGCGAAGCAGCGCGTCATGTTCAACTCACCTTGTCCCCGTCGATGTAGAACTCGACGACAATAGAGGGCTGACCAGCGCCGCGTCCCGGCCGCGAGAGGCCAGGCGCCCCGCCCGCGCCGCGGGCCGGCCGGCCGCGGCTTGGTGGGGGCATCACGGACGCGGACGACGCCCGCGCCGACCCTAGCGCCCGCGACGGCGCAGAGACGCCCGGAGTGGGCAACGATCCCGGTCCACCAGCAAAGAGCGGCGGCTCAAACGTGAACGCATCAACCAGCTCGCTCTCGCGTACGCCATCGTTGGAGAGGAAGACAGAGACCAGGCCGGGCGCATGCGCGGGCGTGAGACAAGTCAGCGTGCTGGGACTGCTCACAACGATGGCCTCGGCGGCGGCCGCGCCGAACCGGACCGAGGCGGCGGATTCGAAATGCGCGCCGAGGACCGTGACGAATGTGCCGCCCACAATCGGTCCGTGGTTGGGCGACACTGAGAGCACCGTCGGAATCTCGTGCAGGGTCACCAGGCGCTGCTGCGGCTGATAGGCGTCCGGGAACACGCCGACCGGCGTCAGGCCGGGCACCGCGTGCTCGAGGCCGACGATGTGCACGGGACACTGCAGCGATGCCGCTTGCGACGACGGCCAACCCGGGAGGATCGCCGGCGACAAGCAGACCGTGACGGCGATGCCGGTGAGCATCGGCCAGAACGTCTCGGGCGGCGAGATCCTGTAGGTAGGCATTATTCAAACAACATCAGCAACGATGATCCCGTGGGAGTACCGTTCAGCCATCCCGCCGCTACCCGTACATCGAGCGGCACATACGTGTGATTCTCGCCGTAATAGCTAAACGTCGGCGTGCTACCCGACCCGATGTTCGCGACGAAATACCCGAGCAGCGAGAGCAGCGGGTGAAGGTAGACGCCCTTGCTCGGGAAAATGGGATAGACGGCGATCTCCGTGCCGCTCGCGCCGGACCCGGATTCAGGCATGCCTACATTAACCGCCGCGCACAAGGTCCCCAGGCCCGCCACAGTCGACACAAACTGGAACACGCAGCTCGCCGGGCTGGCCCCGCCGAGGATGAAGCTGAACCCCTCAGCGGTTTCAGCGCCGGCCGCGTCGCGCGTGCGCTCGATGCAGAGCACAATGGTCCCGGCGGCGGTGCCGATGCCGAATCCGATCACCGCCGTGAAGCGCGAGGTCGAGCCGCAGAAGATACTCGCGGACGTGCTCGCGTTCGCCGCCGTCATCCCACGGGTCACGCGGGTCGTGACATACCCGGTCAACGTCCCCGCCCCGTCACTCCCTTGGCCCAGCGTCACCCAGATCGCAGGTAACGTGGCACCACCGCTCGCTGACCCGTACTCGATCTTCAGGACTACTGGCGAGGTCGCTTGCAGCGCATCATCCATGCGCCAGATTTCATAGCCCTGCGAGGTGCTCACAGCCGCCGGCTTCAGCACCGTCGCCCAATCGATCTGACCAGCGTCTGCTGTCTTCACCCAGCCGAGAGCTGCGAGTGCCACACCAACGTTCGACCCCCACGCGCGAAAATACGCATCGGTCGCGTTCGTGTAAGTCGATGACAGCGATTGCGTCGCCATGTATCAGGCCTCCAGGTCGCCGATGCCGTACCCGCTCTCATCAGCGGTATCGGTGATGATCTCGAGTCGATAGCGATCACCCGCCACGATCGGCGCGCTGAACGGCGGCGCTTCGGTGGGGGTCGTCGCCGTGATCGGGTCGGACGCGCCCACCGAAGCTGACTGGGTCATGTTGTAGAATCGCGCGGTGACAGCGACGTCAACCGTCCGCGCCCACAGCTGCACGCGCACCCATCCGGTAAAGGACACGCGCGCGACGAACTCCCGCCAATCCACGACCGGCGTGTACGCGGGCACCGCCCCCATCGGCACGCTCGCGATCCGCGATCCCCCCAGGGAGACATACAACACGAGGCTCGACGGTGCTGCGACAGCACCGCCGCCGCTCACCACACCACCAGCGCCGCCCACCCCTGACGTCCCGTCGCGAAATACATCGAGCCACGTCTCGGGCTGCTCATCGCCAGAGACGACGGTGTGCGTGAACACGAGCTCGCCATCGACGTCGTCGGTGACCTGCACGGAGACGACCATGTGTGTGCCGGATAAGGCGCGGGCGGCGAAGCCGAGCACGACCGTTTCGCCCGGGTAGGCCATGCCGACGCGATGTGTGATCATGGCAATCGTCGCCGGGGCCGCGAGCGCGACCCGCAACAACGCCGCGATCGCCGCGGTCGCGGCCGCATATAACGTGATTTTTTCGTCGCGCACGAGCGCCGCGATCGGATGGCCATCGGCGGCGACCGCCGGGGCATCCGCCAGATCAATCCGGAAGGGAAGTGACGCCGTGTAGACCAGCTCAATCACGGTGCCGGCCGGCGGCAGCACTCCCGTCCCGAGCGACACCGTGCCGCGGCCGTCGGTATCGTCCCAGTTGTAGTAGGCGCTGTCGCCGGGGCTCCCGAGCGTGCGGTCGACATCCGGAGCGCTATGCTCTCGCACATAGCCCTGCGTCCAACCCCCGAGGACTGCCTGGATATCCACCTCCCACGACGTCGCGATGCCATCCGTGATCCACTGTTGCGTCACCACGGCCGGCCCGCTCGGCCCGCAAATCAGTGCGATCGTATTTGCATACCCCTTAGCTCTCGAGTTGCCGCGCGAGACCTTGCCGAGGACGGCCTCTGAGGCATCGTCCAGCACCAACCCCGAACTGACGGATCCTGGCTCAATCGCGCGCAGCTGTAGCGCCGAATCGATCCGCCAGACCCAGCCCGTGAGCGTCTGGACCCGATTCAGCACGTCCACCGCGTAGACGTCCGCCACAACCAGGTCGGACGTCAGGGCCGGGCCGTCCGCCTGCGCCGGGTCGAGGGTAATACTGCACGCCCCCAGCGTGGAGGTGATGAGCGCCTGGAAGATCTGCTTGACCGTCTGGCCCGTCGCGTACGTCGTCGCAGGGACGAGCACCTGCGCCGGCAGCGCGTTCGGGTCCTCAACCACGAGCTCCACGATGTCGCCCACGTCAAGGTCGGAAAACCCGGTGTCGCGGATGTCGATGATCCGGCCGCCAAACGTCTCCCCGGTCGTATCGTCCGTGACCGCCAACGCCTCGCCAAGGTCCGGGAGGCTCAAGCCAGCGTCCACGTCATAGATCGGGACGTTGATCACGCCGGGCGACCGCGTCGCGAGCGCGTACCGGAACGATCCGCCGCTGTCGGGGAGATACATGTCGCCGGTGCGATCGACGGTGGCGATGTCCAGCGACAGCATCAGCGATTCACCCGGTAGCGATTCAGGATGTCGCCCTGCCGGCGCAGGAGCACCTCACCGACGCGCACGCTGTCCATGTGTACCTGGGCGACCCACTGCCCGCCGCCGCCGCCACCGCCGCTCCCCATCATCGCGCCGCGCGCGGCGCCCTGTATAAACGCCGCCGGTCCGGCTGGCTCGCGCGCGACGAAGGCGGCGGCGGCGTGGCTGGGGGATCCACCGCCGCCTGGGACGTCGTCCACGTCGAAGTGCAGTGGGATGCGATAACCCTTCGCGAAGATCGCCGCCAGCGCATCGTCCGTTTTCTTTCCAGCCTCGACCCATGTCTGGTACTGGTCCTCTGCGGCGGCAAGCTCGTCGTTCTTCTGCGCCTCGAGCCGTTCTTTTTCGAGTCGGATCTGCTCCATGCGCGCGCGCTGCTGCGTCTCGGCGTCGCCCATCTCGGCCTCTTCGGCTTCCTGCGCGACCGACTGCTGGAGGCTCGCGTACTCGGAGTCGAGCTTCTCCATCATCTCCTTGTATTTCGCCGTGATGGCGTCGATCGACGCCTGGTGCGCGGCCTCCTGCTCGCCCATCGCCGCGACGCTCTTGCTCTTGTAATCCTGGAACGCCTTGGCGAGCTCCGTGGCCGTGTACTTGCCGCTCCCGAGCATGAAGTCGTAGACCTGCTTCGCCTTCTCGGCGATCGACTGCAGCTCCTCCCGCGTCTTGTAGCCGGCCGCGGCGGCCATCCCAGCGGGCGACCCGGCCAGCGCATCTGTGATGAGCTTGATCGCCGCGGCGGCCTGCGCAGGATTGTTCCGCCCGACGCCTTGCGTCAGGTTGATCCAGAGCTTCTCCCCTTCCGCGCCGAGCTGATTGAGCTGGGCGTGCAGCGCATCGAAGCCCCCCATCAACGAGGCAAAATCCTTCACTTCCGCGCGACCCTTCGCCGCGAAGAACATGTCGTAGATGGCTTTCCCGGCCTGAATCGCCGCCGTCGCGATCCCCATGATGCCGGTGGCCATACCGGCGATCCCGGCCATCGTCTCGCCGGACTTCGCGGCCGCGAACCCGGTCTTGAAGGCCGCGACGCTCTGCTGCGCCGCGTTGATCGATCCCACCACCGTCGAGAGCTGTTGCGCGATGCCACCGAAGGCCCCGCCAGAGATCTGCGAGAGCTGCGAGAGGGACTGCGCCAGCGCCCCAAAGTCCACCGTGAGCGCCTTCGTCTCTGTACCCACGAGCTCGAAGGGGATTTTCCCCGACCAGACGGCAATCCCGCGGATCGCGTCGGCGACGACCCGGCCCTTGTCATGGATGAGCGGGAGCTGTTCGCCGAAGCCTTGCGCGGCGGCCGCCGCGTCCACCCAGGCTTGCGCGGTCTTCTTAATCAGCGGGATTTGGTTCGCGACCGAAAACGTCGCCAGGTACAGATCACGAATCGCTTGCGGGGCGACTTTCCCCAGACGCGCATACACACCGATCGCGTCCTCGGCCGCCTTATTGAGTTCCTTTTGTTTCTCGGCGCTCACAAGCGAGAGGTTCGACAACGGCCCGAGTTCCCTGACGTACTCCTTTGCGCGGGCGATTAAATCGCGGCCGAAAAGGACATCCTGCGCTGTCGTGAAGGCCTCGGCGGACGCCTGGTTTTTCAGGAACGTCGCGTCAAGTTCTTTGCCTCTTTTTGTGATGTCGGCTTCCGCGGCGCTCAACTCGGCGGCCGAGAGCGTGACCCCCTTCAACGCTCCGCCGACGGCGATTGCGGGCTTCGGGATGTTCGCCAGGGCCTCTTTCAGGCCGCCCGTGGCGCCGGTCAATTCGGCAATCTGCGTGTTCGTGAGACCGCCGGTATTCATCAGCCGAGACAGCTGATCGACGAGTTCCAGATACAGATTCCCGGCGGCCGCTTTCGTCTTCTGCCCGGCGCGTGACCACACATCACCGATCTGGTCGAGCGCCCGCACCGCTTCGGTGGCCATGATCGGCGCCTGGTCGCCGACCTCTTTCATGCCGGACTTGATCGCGGGAAGGATTTCCTTCCACGTCCGCCCAAACAGCGCGGCGGCGACCTCCGCCTGGTCCGTCGGGTCTTTCATCTCGCGGATGCCCTCCGCGAGCAGCACCATCTTGTCGTAGCTGCCGAGCCGATTAAAGGTGTCTGTATTGATATGGAGCCGCCTCATCGCGCCAGCCGCGCCGCTGTTCTCATCACCGAGCGCCAGCGTCAGGTTCTGGGATGCATGGACGAGGCTTTCAACCGACGAACTGGATTGACCCGCGATGTACTGCAGTCGTTGGACCTCAGTGATGCTGAAGTCGGTCTGGTCCGACATCTTCACGATCGCGTCAGCGACATCCAGCACGGACCGGCCGAACGCCACAATGGACCCGATGGACAGCGCTATACCGAACGCGCCGAGCAGACCATTCACTTTCGACAGGGCACCGAACAGGTCGCTCGTCGGCGGGTGCGCGCGGCGCGTCGCGTCCACGAGCTTCGCCATCGCCGGCGGCGCCTGCTCGCCCATGAGGCGGTAATGCGCGATCGCGTCCGTGAGGGTCTTATTGACGACAGCCTGGTCGGTCGCCGTGAGCTTCGACGCGCCGCCCATGCGCGTCACGGCCTCGGTCATCGCCGCGGCGGTCTCCTTGACGCCGGCGCCGAGTCCGTGCATGCCCTTAGTCGCGTCGCCGGTGAAGATCTTGACGAACTCGTCGGCCTTGGACAGCGCGGCATTGACGGGGCGCGTCGCGTCGGCCAACGCCACCATCGCGGCCGGCGCCTGCTCGCCCATGAGGCGGTAGTGCGCGATCGCCTCGGTGAGTGTCTTGTTGACCTTGAGCTGATCGGACTGCACGAGCTTGCTCGCGCCGCCCATCCGCTCGACGGCCTCCGCCATCGCGGCCGCCTGCTCCTTGACGCCGGCGCCGAGCCCGTGCATGCCTTTCGTCGCATCGCCGCTGAAGATCTTGACGAACTCGTCAGCCTTCGACAGCGCCTCACCGACGCCGTGCACGTGCCCAGACACCTCGCTCGCCGCGGCGCCGACCTTCTTCAGATCGGCCGCCGCCTGCGCAGTCGCTTCCTGCGTCAGCGCGCGGGCCCGAACGATGATCTCTACGGCGTCAGCCACGGTCAGTCATCCCCGCCACCACTTGCCTGTTGCCGTCTCGCACGCGCCACCGACTCATACAGCACCGCGTTCCGCACATCCCGGACGCACTCGATCGCCGCGGTCAACCAGGCGTCCTGCTCGCCGGCGCCGCCGATCGCCGGCCATCCCACACGCTCGAATCGCGGTCCCACCATCGGCACGATCACGAGCTGATGGGTCCACTCGAACCATCTGAGGACGCTCTCGACGTCAGGCGTGAGCGATCGAACGGGACAGGTTCGGAGGACGACGGATCCGTCGTGCCAGACGATGCGCCGGGGCTTGCTGACGCCGTCGCAGCCGCGGCCGGCGCAGAGCTGCTCGGCACGGCAGCGGCCGCAATCGGTTTCGGTGCGTCGCCAGGAGCCGCCGGCGGGGGCTCGCTCGCGAAGCCAAGAAACGAAGCGAGCTCCGATTTGTAGGTTTTTTTTTGCTCGACCGTCAGGCGGTTCTCGGCGCCGACGATCATCAGCGCCTGGCCGAGCACGTCCACGCGGCCGCCGTAGATGTCGAGCAGATCGTCCCCGCGGGTGATCTCGCGGCCGTCGTGCTCGAGCTCGCCTGGCACGATCGCGAGATACGCATCGAGCACTTGGCGGATCCACGCATCGGCCTCCATGACGCGCGCTTGGCGCGCCTCCAGCGTCTCGTCCGGCCGCTGTGGTCCCCGCGGGTCACCGTATCGGTCCATCCCGGACTGGAAGGCGTCGAACTCGACATTCGTCATGCGCTTCACGCGCACGGCGATCTCGACGCCATCGATCGACAGCGTCGTCGGGAAGGTGGATTGCGTGCGGATTTTCGGGTCAGACATCACGAAGCTCCTTGGCGGCGCCAGGCGCCGCGAAAACAAGTCGACGAGCTGTCGTGTGCCGGGCGCGGATTGGAGATCCCGTGGTCTGGCCGCAGGGAGGCGGGCCTCACGTGATCGGCGCGCTCAGCGTATCTGCCGGGTAGAGAGTCGTCAGTCGATAGTCGATCGTCACAGGTCAGGCGACCGCCAAGTAGAAGCCATCGTTGCCGGCGATGGTGGACTTGGCGAGGCCCTTGTACTTCCAGTCGAGTTCTTCCTCCGCGTTCGAGTCGTCCGGCTCCTCAAACTCGACGACCGGACAATAGATCGCGATGATCGAGCCTTCAGTGTCGCCCGATTGCACGAGCACGGTTGCGTCGCTGTTCGCCTCCGCGACGTCGATGATGGTGACGTCGTCGCTCACCATCGTGTCGAGCCCGACCGAGATGGCGCGCTTGCCCTTGCGATAGTACGCGCGCGCCAGCGAGGTCCCGGCCGCGAAGTTGTCGAGCTCCATCGCGTTCTTCACCGCGAACTCCGCCTTGATGTAGTCCTCGACGGTGGCGTTGAACATGAGGCCGCCCGTCAGGCCCGACGGCGGCGTGGTGCCGACGACGGTGAACGTGGCGGGGTCGGCCGTGTCGGCGTTGCGGGTGCGCTTCTGCATCGGGCCAGAGGCTTCCCACATCACCTCATTGTTCGCATCGCAGCTGACCTTCAGCTCGTCCACCACGGCGCCGTAGCCCTGGTAGCTGAGCGACGTCAGGTAGTGGCCGATGTTGAGCGACTTCGCGAGCGCCGTCGCCGGCTTGTAGGTGAGGGTGCCCTTGACGGCCTGGCCGTCCGTGAGGGCCGACGGCAGGGCCGGCGCCCACGTGCACACGCCCGTGCCCGTGTTCACGGCCGTCAGGAAGCGCACGTACTTGTTGCCGTCCTGATGCGAGAAGAGCAGCGCGTCGCCGATCGCCAGGCCGGCGGCCGACGTCAGGGTGTCGGCGGTCGTGGTCCCGGCGCCGCCGACCGCGATCGTCGTCGCGAGCACGACGTTCGTCTTCGCGCCGATGCCGTGCTCGAGGATGTCGGTGTGATCCGGGAGCGTGTTGAGCACACCGGACGGAAAGAACTCACCCGAGAGCGACCAGCTCGCGGTGCCGCGGCGGGTGCGGCGGTAGACCTGGTCGGGATGCGTGTGGCGAGTCGGGGCGTTCACGCGGTTGCGGAGCTTCCGGTTGAGCGCGACGTTCAGGTGCCGGACCGCATCGGTCGCGGCGAAACCCGGCGCCGTGCCGTACGTCGCGGCCCCCTCGGCGGCCACATAGACGCGGCCCACGCGCCCCAGCTGATAGACGGGTATCGGCATGATGTGCTCCCCTGCGATCTACTCGGCCGGCGTGTCGGCGCCCGGCGCCGCGATCGCGCGCGGCCGCCGCGGTTTCGGGTCCGCCTGTGCAGACGTCTGCACGGGCGCGAAGTGGCTCTCGAGATAGCGGCCCAGCGCGTCGCGCCAGGTCACGACGGTCCCGCCGGCGCGCGTGGCGACGACGACGTCCGGGTCGAGCTCGTCGCCGACAGCGAAGGTCCGCGCGAGGTCGATCCCCGACACGGTGAGGCCGCTTGCGATGCAAACCAGCTTGGCCATCTCGTCTCCCCTTCGCTATCCGTTGGGCGCGCCGTAGACGCGCGGGACGCGCACTTCCGCCTTCACGGTGGCCCACACCTGGGCGCCCTCGTACGTCCGGAACTCGCGCGTCTGGACGCGCGTGTCGGTCGCCAGGCCGCCGCGCGTGATGTCCACCGCGATCGCCCGTTCGATGTCGGCGCAGAGCCGGAAGAACACCTTGATCCAGTCCTCGTCGGCGGTGACGTCGGACTCGTGCACGGCGTGGATCTGGATCGGCATCACGACGTTCACGCGGTGCGCCGGCTGATACCCGAAGGCGCTGGTCCCCACCTCGAGGATGTAGAACGGCCGCAGCCGAGAGTCCCCCACCAGATCTTCAACCGTGCTGTTCGCGTCGAGCTTCACGGCCAACGCCGCGACGTCGTAGAAGTAGCCGCCCGCCACGGCGATCGCGCGCAGCGCGGTCTGCAGGTGCGTCACGACGCGGTATTCCACCGGCTCAGGCACCGTAGTACCCCCCGAACGGGTCGCGCGCGTAGAACTCAAGCTCGTGCGCGAGGTTCGTGTCGAACGCCTCACGCATTGCCGTGACGCCAGCGGCCTTGTGCTTCAGGAAGACATGCCCGATCGAGGCGCCGAAGAGCTGCTTGATCGGCAGCTGCGACCGGTTGGGCGCCGGCCCGCGGCGCGTGCCCCCTCCAGCGTCGACGGACCGCCGGAAGACCCCCTTGTGGCCGCCGGACTCGACGCCAGACGGCAACGGGCCCCGCACGGTCGCGAGGAAGGCGCCCGGAATCGTCTTCCGGCCGGCGCCGTCCTTGTAGCTGACGCCCGCGCGCGTCTGGCGCGCGTCGAGCTCCGCGATCGGCAGCCGGTGCAGGCTCGCGGCCAGCCGCACCTCGAGCGTCGTAGCCGTGGACTTGCGCTCCAGAATCGCGCGTTTCACCCGCACCACCTTCATCCCCATGTCCGCGGCGATGAGGCGGGCCAGCACCGCCTGCCCGGTCGTCAGCGACCGATTCAAGGCGCGCGAGGTCGCCCGCGCCGTGCGCCCGGGAAACTTCTTCAACGCCTCGAGGGCGTCGTCCGCGTGGAATTCGATCGTGAAGTCGGTTGCCATGTCAGGCCGGGATGAGAATCACGCGAATCTGTTCAGGGTTCTGCGGCTCCGCCAGGCGGTCCACCTTCCAGGCCCTGGCGACCGACGCGCCGTATTCGGCGGCGACGACGGTCGTGCCGCGCGGCAGGGAGTCGCCGACCTGGCAGATGAACAGCGCCATGACGCGGCGCGGCTCGCGCCGCTGAAAATCGCGGCCGACGGGCATCTCGTCCACCAGTGGGGGAAGCCAGACGCCCGTCGCCGCAATCGCCTCATCACCCGGTGGGGTGATGGTCGCCGCCACGCCGTAGAGGTCCCGGCTCACCTGGAGCGCGAGGCCACGGATGGCGGCGATGTCCATGTGTCAGGCTCGCTCGCCGCGCGTTACGCGGTGAGGATGCCGGCGAGCCGCAGCTTCGCCAGTGCCGCGTTGATCTTCATGCTCAGCTCGGTGACGGCGTCCGTCAAGGCGACGATCGCCGCGCGGTCCGCGGCCTGTGCGGTGACGAGCTCGATCACCTTCTGCGCCAGGTCGCTGTCGTTCTGGTTCTGCACGGTGAGATCGGTGACGCAGGCCGCGACGGTCACCTGCAGGGCCGTGACCTCGTTCTCGAGGGTCGCCAGCGCCGCCGAGACCGCCTCGCCTTCCGCTTTCGCGACCGGGTCGGTCATGTTGACGACGGCCGCGTAGTTCGTGATCGCCGCCGGCGCCGCCGCCGTCAGGCCATCCGCGATCGTGTCGTCGTGCGTCCCCGAGTCGCCGCTGTTGTCGGTGAGCGTGGCGCCGATCGCCGTCGGCGCCGTGACGACCCCGATGGTGCCGTCGGCCGCCGCACCGCCGCTGTTGTTCACAAGGTCCGCTTCGGCCGCCTGCGCGCCTTCGGCGGTCGCCGGCGCGGTGCCGTTCAGCCGCACGTTGCCGGTGCTCGACGGGTTCGCCGCCACCGCCGTCGCGACGCCAATCAACTGGCCGACGGTCGAGTCGCTGTCGCAGCGCTTGTTGCCGTTGTCCCAGTAGATCTCCTGGCCGCCGGTCCAGGCCTGCGCCGACGTCTTGTCGAGCGTCCAGACGCCCTCGACCTGGAACTCGCCTGCGACGCCGTTCGCGACGGTCTGGAGCGCCACGCCAAAGAGCGACCCCACGAGCGCCCCCTTGCCGCTGTCGCGCTGATACGGCGCGGTGAGCGTCAGGACCCTGCCCTTCTGCACGTAGTTCGTTGCCATGTGTGTTGTCCTCGCGGCGTTATGGCCCGCCGTGGCCGTCTCCTGGTGAACGAGCGAGCGGGGCTCCCGGCCTCAACCGAGAGCCCCAAAAAAGAGGAAGGGTCCCTTACACGCCGGCGTTGGTCACAGCGCCGCGGTAGTCCACCGCCGCCACGCCGTAGTCGAAGCGCACCTTCATCTCGGCGCCGTCGGTGTTCCACCCATCGCGCGTCTCGAGCACCGGCTCGGTCGCGCCCTCGAGGAAGGCCACCTCGAGCACCGGGTAGACACTCGGATCCGCGAAGAGATACCGGCGCGTCGTGCCGGCCGCCAGGCGCGCCGTGCCGATGATGTCCCGCACGAACCCGCGCACGACGTTCGGCTTGTTCTGCGCCTTGTTCGCGACGGTGTCCGGGTCGAACTGCGATTCGTTGATGACAATCGCCTGCCCCTTCAGGCCGCGTGGCACCAGGAGGACGGCCGGTTCGATGTTCAGGATTTCGTTGCCGTCCTTGTCGGTCTGCGCCGCCATCACGGCCGCGTCGGCGTCCAGCGACGCCGCGGAAATCGCCGCGCCGGCGCCCACGTTGCTGTGCGCCGCGTCGAACAGCACCACGTTGTCGTCCATCGTCGGCCCGAGGCCCGCGTTCTGCGCGAGCAGCGCGTAGACGTCCACCTCCACCGAGAGACCCGCGGCGCGGCCCAGCATCGCCAGGAGCCGCGCGAACGCGTTCATGTCGTCGTTGACGATGGCCTGACGACTGATGTTGATGATGTTGCCCTTCGTCGAGGCGGTGATCGTCGCCTTCTCCGCGTCGGTGATCCCCTTCGACTTGAACTCGCCGGCCTCGTTGATTGCGTCCAGCGTTCCGAAGGTCCCCATCCGGTAGCGGTTGTGCGCGCGGAAATCCGACACGGTGCCCTGCGCACAGAACCGCCGCCAGGTGTCCGGCTGCACGGCGTACGCCGCGAGCAGGACCTTGTGCATGACGTTTTCAAGCAGGACCGCAAAATCGGACGTCGTCTGCGTCACGGTGCCGCGCACGGTGAAGGCTTCCGACACCATCCGCATTTTGTCCAGGCCGCGCACGTGGCGGCCGGCGCGCTCCAGCGTTTCGCGCGCGAGCTCGACGAGCGTCAGGCCGCGGAACTCGCCCGGGTCGATCGCCGCGAGATTCGGCGCCGCGGGGTTCTCGCGCCGCGCCACGAGCTCCGCGTGCCCGGACTTGATCAAGAGCCAGTTCGCGGCGCCGCGCATGAACTTGTCCGTCGCGTCGCCGGCCGGCACCACCACGACGTGCTGCCGCGTGGGCGTGTCCCCCTGCGCCGCACTGAGTGTCGCCAGGACCTCGGCGCGCGCCGTCTCCAGGCTGATCCCGCGGCCGATCATGTCGTCGGCGACCGACGCGGCGAGCTTGGCAGCACGGACCGTCGTCTGGATGCCGACCACGCGGGTCCGCTCCTCGGCGATCGCGACCGTCCGCGCCGCGGCGACATCGGCGCCGGCCGGCTGCGGTGGCTGCGGGTTGGCCGCGAGCGCGCGGAGCTGCGCGTCGATCGCGTCCACCTCGGTCATGCGCGTGTCGAAATCCGTTCGGGCCTGGTCGGTGGCGAAGCTCCCATCCGCCGCGCGCAGCGCATCCGCTTCGCGCAATAGCGTCGCGCGCCGGGCGGTCAGCTCGGTCGCCGGCATCGCCGCGATCGCGGCCGGAATCGGGATTGCCAGCAGCAGGCCGTCCTGGTGCACGCCGCCGTGCAGCCAGACGATGGCGAGCAGCACCGCCAGGCTGGCGAGCGCGAGCTGCGGACTCCACAGCGAGGAGAACCAGGAGCGAATCGTCTGCGCGGCGGCGCGGAAGGCCGCGGCGGTCTTGATGCGCCAGGCGTCGATCTTCAGTGTGCCGTGACCCCAGGCGCAAACCTGGAACACGCTGGTCGGCATGGCCGCGACTGCGACGAACATCGCCACCAGGAACGGCATGAGAGTGTGCGTCTGCATGTCTTTACCTTCTCCTCGTTAGCCGCGGGCTCGCGCCAGCCGGAATCGGCGAATCCGATCGGCGTCCGCCATGGCGGACGCGTCGGCGCCGCGCGTGACAATCACGCACGGATTCGTGGGGACCTCGCGCGAGCTCCGGACGCGCGCCCCGGTATCCGCACCCATCGGGACCATGCTGATCTCGTACGGCTCCCAGTCGGTCGCCGTCCGAACGGGCATCTCGGCCTTCCCTTGGGTCTCCTCGAAACGATGCACGCGATAGCCGACGCTGACATTGCGGATGATCTTGTCGCGCACGTCCTGGTAGAACGGCTCGACGTCGGCCCGCTTCGAAAAGCGCACCGTCGCGCGCGCATCCTTCCCATTCAGCGAGGCGCTGCCGGGTTCCACAATGCCAATCTGGTCGGCGATCGAGTACGCGCTGTGCGCGTTCAGCAGCGGCGCGCCGCCGTTCAGGCGCGCGAGACGGATGCTTTTCGGGTCCATTGACAGCCGCTCGATGTACCGCTTCCCGGTCATCCAGTCGAAGCGCACCACGTCAGCGCCGGTGCTGAAAATCAGGTCGACGGAACGGCTGTCTTCGTGAATGGTGCCGACGTCGGCGCGGAGATCCAAGGGCGCAACGTCAATCGTGTGCGGATCCATGACAGACGCAGCATCGCAGACATCTAGCGAATCTGTATTTTTATGACTACCGAAATTCAGGCGAGACGATGCGCGGCCACGTAAGACGCGATCGCTTCATTGAGGAGGGCATGCACGGACTGGCGTTCCACGAGCGCGCGCCTGCAGAACGCGTCATACACATCCTCCGGTAGTTTGACGCTCGTGGTGATCTTCGGTGTGGCGCTGCGCGGCCGGCCGCGCCGCCGATGCCGGAGCTGCTCGGTGAACACCGCGCGATGGTCACGCTCGATCATTTCGTGTCACCAAACATCGCCTGGAACACGCGCAGCCCCTGCTCCTCCGGCAGGCGGGCGAGGAAGTCTGCAAACCGGTCCAGGTCGCCTCGGAACGCCTGGCCGCCGAGCGTGCCATCCGGCGAAATCGCCGCCTGCATCTGGCCGGCCTGCGTCATCTTCCGCGGATCGCTGTCGAGTACCAGCTGGCGCCGATCGAGGTCCTTGTAGTCCGCCTCCATCTCGTCGAAGAAGGCCTTCGGCACGTAGCCGCGCTCACGGATCGCGTCGGAGAGCGTCTGGATACCCGTGCGGATGTTGCGCTGGACGGCGAGGCCTTCGGCGGACGGGTCGATGAACGGCATCGGCGGCGGTGTCCACTCCGTCGTCGCGGGCCCCGGCACGCCGATGATGGCCGCACCCTGCATCCCCCATTCCCACACTCGATTGAGGAACTGCGGAATCAGCATCCGATAGCGCCAGTCGTCGACGCGTGCCTGCTGGCGCAGTCGTGACATCCGAGCGGCCGAGAACGGGAGATCCGTGTAGTCGCCGGTGAAATCCTCATACGTCACGCCGATTCCCGTCGCGAGCGACCGCAACACAGTCTGAACGTAATCCGGGTATTCCCGAACGTTCGGCGGCTGGACGACATCGACCGTCCGGCCAGGCGGAATATTCAGCACCGCACCCGGCGAGAGAAGATCGACTTCCTCGTCATCTGGATCTTCGGTGCCGAGCGGGCTGGAGGTGCCGTCCGAGTCGCTCGTCACCACCGCAAGGCACGCGGCGACCTTCTGCTTCATCAAGGTCGCGTCGCTCAGCTCGTCGAAGTCCTTGTATGTGAGCAGCAGCGGCGCAAACCACGACGGGCCCCGCACCTGTCCGGGGCGGTCACCGCGGAAGACGTGCGCGATGTCCTCCGCGGGCACGCGGCTCGAGTTTCCAAACAGCGTCCCGCCCGGCCGCAGCGTCGAACCCGGGTGTTCGCGATACAGCCAATACGCGACGCGCCGGCCGAGCGCGTCGAACTCGACCCCCTGGACGATGCGCCCGCCGTTCGGCAGCGTCGCGGAATCCTTGTATGTGTCGAGGAAGTCCGGCTCGAGCACCTGAAGCTGGAAGGGCAGCGGCAGCCCGTCGGTAAGCAGGCGCCAGCGGCGCCTCACAATCACCTCCCCGGACTCGACGACAGTCCGCATCACCAGTTTCGTCAAGCCGGCGAGGTCACATCGGCCATCCGCGTCACACGCGGTGCTGTTCGACCACGCCTCGAACTGTGGATGCTTCTGCGCCGCGACGATTCCCCAGCCCACCGCCTGGTCGAGGATCGTCAAGACGACCGACGCCGCGTAGGGATTGTTCCGGACGAGGTCGCGCGCGAGGTCGCGCAGCTTACTCAGGGTCGGCCCGATGACCGCGTTCGCGTCCGAGCTGTTGCGCCGCCAGGTCTGCGTCCGCCGGCCGATCGTCGCGGCGTCGTACGTGCGCTGCAGCATCTCGACCGCGACCCGCGCCCGCACGCGGCGCAGCTGCCAGTGCGGCGAGATCGCGCCGGCGACGCGGTCGAGCCACGGCCGCGGCGTCACGAGCCGAGCCCCTTACTGGTGGCGACGTAACGCGTGCGCGAGCCGCCGGCGATCGAGCGCGCGATCCGCTCGCGCTCCTTGTAGAGCTCCTCGAGGTCCCGGAAGGTGGTGGACTGGTCGGCGAAGGAATGGGCCTTGACCGCGCGGATCGTGTTGATCTCCGCGTCGAGCGCATCAAGGTCGGCTTGCGTGTAGGCCATGCGCGGGATTCAGGTCTGCCAGAACTACAGTCACGATACCCGCGCCGCAGAGTTCGTAGAGCGCTACATCTAGCGCGCTACATATAGCGTGTCATTCCAGAAACTCACTGGTATTCCAGCGGTGGCGGCAGTCGAGGCATTGCCGGCGGCGCACGATCTTGCCGCGCGGCCGCCGGACGCGAATCACACGGGAATCGCCACCGCACTTCTCGCACTCATCCGCGTTCAGCCGCCGGCGTCGAGCAACAGCCGGGTCACGGCGGCGGAGCACCACGTCAGGTTCAGCCATCAGTGGGGCCGGTTGCCTTTCAGCCAGGCGCCGCCTCGAGGCGCCAGCCAGCGGCGTTTCGTGTTCGTCGGCGCCGGGCCCACCTGTTCCGCGCGCGCCGGTGCACCCACCGCAACGGGCGCCGGTAACGCGACGTTAAGAGCCGCGGCAGAGACGACGATGCCGAGCATCTTCTCGCGCGCCTTCCAATCGGATTCATTCGACCGGTCGAGTCCCGCGAGCGCCGCGGCCGCCCGGGCGTACACGCGGGCGTCCAGCACGTGGTTCTGCCGTCCGGGAATCAGCTCCCACGTCAGCCGGACGAATCCCTTACGCGTCTTGTGCGGCACAAGCTGCTCCGCGGTCAACTGTCTGAAGTACTCGTCACCGTATTCGGGGAAGTGACAATAGCCGGCGGGCTCGCCCTTCTCAGGCAGGATCTCGAGGTGGAGGAACCCATAGAGCTCCGACTTCGCAATCGAGCCGGTCACCGGCCACACGCGGTATCCACGCTTCATCCTGCGTCCGCGGTCGGTCACTTCAACCGGCTGCGGCGTCCCGATCAGCGCGCCGCCGTCATCACGGCCCTTCACCGCAATCACCCGGTTCATCGGATACCGCCGCGCCCAGTTATAGACGGTCTGCGTATTGTAGCCGGAGTCCACCGCGAGCATCCGGATCGGCATCTCGACGCCGCCGGCGTGCGCATAGCTGCGCGCCAACAGTGCGTCCACCTGGCCCCACGGCCCGTTGTCGAGGTCCGCCGTGTCGCCAGGGATCTCACCATAATCGATCGACCATGAGCGCTTACCCCGGCCCCAGCCGACCACCTCGTAGACAACGCGGTCCTTCTGCACGTCAACACCAGCCGTGATCCACAACACACCAGCGGGCACCGAGCCGATGGCGTACGTCTCACGGCGGTTCTTCAGCGGCTCCCACGCCGGCGCCTCACCGCCACTCGCGTTCCACACCTCGCCGAGAACCGTGTTGATGAAGACGCGATACTTCTCAGGGTTCCGATAACTCTGGACGAACTTCAACGCGATCTCGCCCCAGGACATCCAGCCGACCGGCGCGTACAGCGCGTTTAGGTGATAGCCACGCTTGCGATCGCCCCCAACGCCTGGCGCCTCGGCGCGCCACTCACCGGCCGCGAGCATCTGCGTCTTCTGGTGGTTCTGGATCATCTCGCCGCACGCGCGGCATTCGTAGACGGCCTGCTTCGGCGGCAGCAGCAGCTTCGTCCAGACCAGCCGCGCAAACTCGAGCGGCTGCATCTCGCCACAGAACGGACACGGCACGTAGTAGCGCCGCTGATCCGTGGACTGATACGCGGCTTCGATCGCCGAGCGCCCCTCGATCGTCGGGGTCGAGACCTTGAACGTCTTGCGCCGCGCGAACGTGCGTTGCCGCGCGTCGACGAGATCGAGCGGCGATCCTTCCTCGTCGACGTCGCCAGGATAACCATCGATCTCGTCCAAAAACGCATCCCGCGCGGGCATCGAGCGCAGGCCGACCGCGCTATTCGCGCCGGTCACGATCAATTGGCCGGCAGGGAATTCCTTACTGAACATCGTGTTGCCGCTGTCGCGCGCGCGCGCATCGGCGACTTTCACAGCGAGCGACGGCGTGTCAGTCATGAGCGGATCGAGACGCTGGCGAACGAACCGCCTCGCTTCGTCCAGCGTCGGCCGCACCAGGATCATCGGCCCAGGGTTATGATCGATAACGTAGCCGACACAGTTCAAGATCGCTTCGGTCCCCGCAACCTGCGCCGCTTTCATCAGGACCGTCTCCTCGATCTCCGACGTCATCGAGAAGTTGTCCATGATCTCGCGGAGATACGGCGTGCGGGCGGTGCGCCACGGGCCCGGCTCCGAGCTGGATTTCTTCGGGAGGCGGCGATGCGCGTCGGCCCACTCCGACACCGTCAGCTGCGTGTCCGGCCGGATGCCCGCGACGTACGCCTGGCGAATCTGCAGCGCCGCGGTCGCCATTACGCCGGCTTCTCTGCAGACGTCTGCACAGGAAGCTCTCCATCACGCACCACGCGGTTCAGTGGAAACGCAGGACGCGGCCGCGCGGGCAGGCACTCAACAACAAAGGGCGCACGGACGCCAGCCGAAAACCGCTCGGCGGCCTCGAGCGCAACTTGCAAGCGGCGCGGCGCCGAGAGCCCACTCGATCGGAGCGCGTAGAGCGCACCATGCGCGATCTGTTTTCCGCACCCGACCGCCAGGAAACCATCCCGCGATTCACAGACCTGATAGTCGTCGTGAACCGAGTAGACGCGGCCGTTGTAGCCGAGCACGAACGTGCCGCCGCTTTCCTGCTGGTTCTTCTTCTCAGCGAAGCCGCGGGACTTCAGCAGCTCCCTTACCGCGTCAATGAAGACGGTCGCGAGATATCCTTCGTCCGTCAGCGCTGGGTCATGCGCGGGAACGACGAGCGCATGCCGGAGCAGCTGCCCCATCCGAAACGACGACGTGAAGCCGAAAATCATCGGACCGTTCCGAAACACCTTCGCGTCGGCGCGCACCATCAGATCCCACTCTGCAACGCCTGCGCTGTCACCGGCGACCCAGACATCGCCCCCCTCGACCAGGCCGACGATACAGGTCACGCGCGCACCTCCAGCGCAGCGTCAGGGAGATCCCATAGGCCAGGCTGGCCGCGATACGGGAGAGGGTGAGCAAGCGGCCGCACGTCGGCGAAGAACCAGGCGTAGCGGCCCGGCCGGTAGTTGCCGAACTCGCGCTCGTATGCGTCGACGCGATCCAGCCTCAACGCTTCATACGTCGACGACACTTCGACGAGGCGCGCCGTCGCCACCACAGCCCCAGAGGGCAGGTCGCCGATGCGCTCGATTCCCGCGCGCGTCAACGCTGTCGCGAAGGGCTCCTCGAGAGAGAGCTCCAGATACTCCACGACGTCAGCGCGGACGGCGTGCCCGTCCACGTCGCGCCACTTCGACGCGTGGATCGCGAGCGGCCCGCGATACGGTGTCGCCCAGGTCCGCGTCTCGACGCGCTTCACGCCGATCGCGACGAGCGTCGCCCACGGCTGGATGAGCGAGAGCGCTTTCATTCCGCGCCCCGCTCCACAGTCGCGCGCACCGCGGCGTCGAATTCAACCGCCGAAAGTTCCGCCTTCAACGGACCGTCAATCACCCAGCCTGTGAGCTCGCGGACCCGTTCGCGCGCCGCCTGCACGCGCGACCACGATCGCGACCAGCTCGCCGCCTGGAGCTCGCGCAGCGCGTCGAGTAAATCGCCCGACGGTGTGGCGACCACTTCGTAGATAAACCCGTCCTTTTGCACGTCGCATCCCACCGTGACGAACCCAAAAACAGGCCCTCGTCTCAAGGGAGGCGCCGGAGGAGGATCTGGACGCCGTTGATCTATTGGACAGGGTCGAGGCACTTTCGCGCTCACGATTTCACCGCCTGCCGTTTCGACGCGCGCGACATCGCCTTAATCTCACGGATCGCCGAACGCAGCAACGCCACCGCCTTCTCGCGCGCCTGGCGCGCGGCCTTCAGCTCGGCGCCGAGCCCCGCGATCGTGTCGTCCAGGCGCGTCACCGACCGCTCGAGCCTGCGCAAGCTGGTGATGTATTCCGCCGGCGTCTGCGCCTCGCCGGTGAGCTCATTGATCAGTTCCTCAGCCATTCACCGTCCTCAACTTTCAAGCAGTCGCCGTCTCGAGCGGCGGCACGTCGAGCGTCACCGCGGTCGATTCCAGAGCTTCACGCAGCGCAGCGTCGAGGCGGGCGAACACGCGCGACGCGTCACTTTCCGCGGCGAGCTCCGCCGAGATGCGCGCCGGCACGTTGAAGATCGACTCGCGAAGCACCCGCGCGAATTCAAACGCTTCGCGCGAGGCCTCGGTCACGTCGATGAGCAGTTCCTCACGCTGGTCGTTTTCGAGCCGCAGCTTGCGCGCGCGTTCCTTCATCGCGGCGATCTGCGCATTGACGAGCGAAGGCGGCGCATCCAGGGGCACCATGTCAGGCTGCGCGCTTTCACCCGGGGTCACGCTGGGCTCGTCGCTGTCGTCGCGCCCGCCGGCGCCGGCCGCTGGTGTCGGCGCGGCCACCGGCGCCGACGAGCTCGACGACGAGCGCCGCGGCAGGGGAGCGCGGAGCGACCGGCCGCTCTTCTCCCACTCCATGACGGCCATGCTCAGGTCCAGCACTACAGGCGCCCCGGAGCCATCCCGTCCGACCGAGAGATGGCTGAAGACACCGGCCGTTTTCGCCTTCCTGACAGCCTTCTCGCTCACACCGATCAGGCGCGCGAGCTGGCGAAACGACGCGGTGTCTTGGGCCTTGTTCGTCATTCGAGTGCGGACCTTGCTTCCACCTGCGGACCCCTTATGCGGACCCTGAGTGCGGACCCATGTTTCATTCTGGAACTAGCGGCTTTTCGCGGCCCGCTTACCCGCCCTGCGGAACGCGCCGGGAGAACCTAAGCCACCCACCCGCCGACCCCCACTCGCCAGTGCAATCCAGACTTCCGCACGTGACGCGGCGTTCAGTTCAGCGTGACGCGCGGACACTCGCGCAGCACGCGCGAGGCCGCGAGCCGCGCCGCCTCGAGCAGCTCGGTTGCGTCCGTCGGGCGAGGGCACGTGAGCATGCTGCACCTCACCCTGCCATCCGCGTCGACGAACAGCGACACGAAGCCACACGCCGGGCACGGCACGAGGATTCGCTGCGCTCGCTCAGACATCAGTCCTCATCCGGCCCGGCGGCCGCGAGCTTACGGTCCACCTCGCCGGACGCTCGGCCGCCAGGATGAGGCCGGGCCCGACGCCGGCGAGGGTCACGGGCATCAGGCCCCATGTGTCGGCACATAATCTCCAGCATCTCGCGGTCAAGCTGCGCCTTCTCAGTCAGCGAGCCGGCCGCGACACGCCGAGCAAGAGCATCGCGCATCTCGTGGATGAACGCGCTGACCGGTGTCTCGTCGACCACAGCATTGGACTTCATGCTGTCCTCCCCACTTGCAAACGCGCGCGAACAGCGCTGACTTCCTGCTCGAGGGAGTGATTGAGCAGGCCGTCACGAATAGATTTCACGGCCGCGCGCGCACCGTCTGAAGGTCCCAGCCGCCCAAGCGGAAATTGTCGGCGCAGCATCGAGAGACAATCAGCCGCCATCGTCTCCCGCTCCTCGTCCGTGAGGGCTTGGTAGATCGCCTCGGCACGCTCTAATACCCGCGCCTCCCGCTCTTCCTGCCGAAGGCGCTCGGCCGCAAGAGCCGCCTCCTTATCGGGGTCAAACCCCGGTCCCGTAGCCAGGCGCTCGATTCGCAGAGCCCTGATCAGTGCGTGAGCCCGCTCCTTGATATGGACCAGGCAGTCGACTTCCTCCCCGCTGGCAACCAAGTTCGCGTCCCACTGCCCATACAGCACAGGCCACTCCAGCCCCGCAGCAGCCGGACCAAGTTCAGCCAAAACCACCTCGTGCTGCGCCTCGGTCACACGAAGGCGCTTTCCAGTAAACACGCGCGCGCGTCGTGAGCGTTCTGGTTTTTCAGAACGCTCTGTGGTTGTGGACGTGGACACCTGTTCAAAATGCGTTTCGTGCGGTGTTTGTAACGGTGGTTGTAACGCGTTACAAACGGCGTTCTGTTTGCGTTTCCGAAAGCGTTCAAGGCGCTCCCGCCCAACGGCGCGGTCCTTCTCGATTTGCTCCCTCGATTCATTCCAATCCAGGTAGTCGTGCACCTGGTAGCCGCCGGCAGTCTTCTCCCAGCACGGCCCTTTACCAGGCACCAGCACCGAGCAGAGCTCCTCCGCGATGGCCTCCTTATTCCTCGCCCTCACCCCGAACGTCTGAATGGCGTGGCTTAGGATGAACCCGTTCGTCAGATTGAACTGGCAGTAGATCAAGCCACAGCCCCACATCCGCCAGGCGGAGTCAGAAAGCGCCAGCAGCTTCGCATTCCCATTTGCCCGGTCGTCGAGTCGGCCCCAAGGCATCTACTACACCGCCGTCCGTTGTCGACCGGCAATAGCATCTCTTGTGGCCATAATCAGATCTACTCTCGCGCTCACGCGATCCGTTTCGGCATCTTCGCCGGCACGTCGATGACGTCACCGGTGGGCAGAAAATCCGTGCTCCGGAGCGCGCCGGTCGTTTTTAGGAACTCGACCTCGACCTTCGCGGAGTCCACGAGCACGCGCGCGACATCCGCGATTGCCTTCGCCCGGGTGACGTCCATCGGGTTCTCGGCGTCCTTCAACGCTTCGAGTGTTTCGAACAGGTGGTCACGCAGGTCGCCGATCTTGTTCTTCGCGGCCATGGGGGGTCTCCCGTCTGTGAATCTGCCGGGTCAGCGCGCCCAACGCCTGGATCGTCTCGACCAGGGCCGGCGGCAGCCTGTGAATGGAATTCCGCCGCAGCAGCTCACGGCGGCTGACGAGCTCGAGGTTCTCCAGCCGCACGTCGCCCTTGTCCCCGTTCGAGAAGGCCACGGCGTGCCCGGGCGGCACGGGCCCGTGCGCTGCTTCCCAGATCAGCACAGACTCGAGTTTCCAGTTGACGGTGTACGGCACGTTCGGGACCTCGGACACCTTCCGATAGCGATACCCATCGATGAGCCGCGTGCTGCCGATCGGCATGAGATGCTCGGCGGCCTTCCCAGATCGCTGCCCCTTCCTGAACTGCGTTTCCGCCATGCGCCCGGGCGCGTAGCCCGGCCGCCGTAGGCCCTTGTTCGCCGGCACGTGGCCCTTCGGAAACTGCGTCGCTCTCCCGGGATGCTCGTCGCCGCGGCGCCGCAGCCGGCACGCCGCGGGGCTCGCGAGATACGCCTCGCTCTTCGCCACGTGCAGCTGCCGCGCGCGCTGGTACGTGGCCGCCAGCGACCGACGTAGGCGCGCCGCGAGCGCGGCCGTGAGCGTGTCCGGGTAAAGCGCCCGCAAGCGCCGCTCATCCTCCACACTCCACAGCCGCCGACGAGTCTCGCGTCCGTATTTCGACGCGCGACGTAGGAACGGAGAAGGACCCGCAGCAGCGCTCATTGCAACACCGGCCAGCCTATGCGGTCCAAGCCGGAGATCGTCACCATGATGTCGCGCAACTCCGTCGCGTGACACCTCGGGCTGCGTTTCGAGTGGTCAAGACAGAGGAGGCGGACCGTCGCGTCCATCCACACCGGGACGTCCTCCTCGCCGCGGGCGGGCAAGACGCACTCGACGCGATACAGCCCACAGAGCCCACACGAGTAACGGACGATGATCGTCAATGTCATCCACGAGCCCCAGGGAACTGCCGTACGCGCAGGTCTTCAGGCCACTCGGATGGATCGCCGCCCTTGCGATCGCGGAGATGGATGCGAACCGGCGCACCCTGGTAGTCGTCCCTGGTGCCGTCAAGGTCAGACTCGATGCGATCGTCAATCTCGTGCTGTTCTGGCCAGCACGTTCCGGATCCGTCGAAGTCACCGGTGAAGCCTGCATCATTGCGGTCGCGCACGTCGGCGCCGAGCTGCTTCACAAAACAACTGACGCCGGCCGCTTCACACTGATCCTTAATCGACCGCACCCACGGCACCCATAACGGCCGCGCCTTCGGACCGCTTTCGCCGCCGACGATCACCAAATCGAGGCCACACAACGCGTCGTGACGGTCGTCCTCATCCCACAGGAAAGGCTCAATATTGAGCGCCCCTAATAGCGGCTCCGCTGAGACGAATCGCACCGCCGCAGGCGTCTGGAGCAGCAGCGGAATCCGCTCGTCGGCGAAGTGCTGGTTCTCCACGCTTACGCCGAGCCAGACGTTCGGGAGCGGCCACGAAAATGCGGCCAGCGCCGCCGCAGCGCGCTGGAACCTAGAATCGACTTCGTAGCCTTTCGGAGCGTTCACGCCGATCTGCTCGCGTATCCAATCGGCGGCCTGCTCGACTCGGTCATCGACGCCCGTAAACAGGTCCTTATACGCGCGCATTCGCCCCACGCGCTTCGTGAGGATCTGGAAAACGTGTTGCGGACAGAGCGCCATCACCGCGAACACGCGGTCAATGAACTCGTCCGGTACGTCCTCGTGGAAGAGATCCGACATGGAGTTGACGAAGACCATGCGCGGCTTCTTCCAGTGGAGAGGTGAGTCGAGACGATCCTCGTGACAACGGACGTCAGCGAACAGGCGCGCGCGGGTCTCTGTTCCGGCCGGTCCACTAGTTTCAATCTCAACAACCGGATACTGCTTCGCCCACAACCGGTCCGCGACTCTCTCGGCGTAGCAGTGCGCACAGCCTGGCGAGACCTTGGTGCAGCCAGTCACGGGGTTCCATGACGCGTCGGTCCATTCGATGGTCGTCATGGCCGGCGCTCGCAGTCATGGCGATCGTCGTGGTCGATTTCCTCGATCAACCGCCGGGCGGCGTCGTGGCGCGTACGGAGCGCGACGGGCTCACCGTCGAAGGGCACCCGCCGATTCGCGCCGACGACCTCCGCCCAGGTAAGCGGCGCCTGGCAGTAGCGACACGTCGAGCGTCCACGCGTGTCCGCGTAGACCTCGATCGAGCGCGGGAACATCGACTGTTGCCGCGGCATGACGACTTACCGCTTCTTCTTCCGTGCAGACGTCTGCACGGCCTTCGCCTTCTTTTTCACGGCCGGCGCGGCCGCCTTCTTCGGGGCCGCCGCCGGCGGCACCAGGGCCGCACGGTATTCAGCCTCGAGCGCCTTCACGTCGACATCAAAGGTCTTCGCGACCTTCTGGAACTCATCAAAGGCGCGCGAGTTGTCGTCGACGATGTGTGCGAACAGCAATGCAACCGCGACGTTCTGAGCGGTCACTTTTCCAAAGTGCTTCACCACGAGCTCGCGGTCTGTCTTGTCGTAGATGCGCACGCTCGACATCAGTGTCTCGATGACGCGGCCGTTCGCGCCCGCCTTCTTCAACGTCACCGCCGCGGCATCGAGCGCGCGGGGACGGATCTTCTCCCACGCGGTCACGCGGCGCTCGCGCTCTACTTGTTCCCTCTTCCATCGCTCCTGCCGCGCGGCGTAACCGTTCGCTTCACGCCGCTCCGCCTTCTTCGCCTGGCCGGACGCGCGGAGCTTAGCGTTCCGCTCGCGTTCCGCGATCTCCTTCTTCCAATGCACCTGGCAGCGGTCGCGCGCGATGCAGACCTCGAAGGCCTTGCCGTACTCCTCGTCGCCGGCGACGACGACACCCAGAACGGCATGCTCGCAGCGCGCGCCGACCGCGGTCTTCCAGCCCTCGCGATGGGCCTTGCCGTCGGCGAACGCCCAGGTCGAGGATCCGTAAGTGCGCTCGTCCGCACGCGTGGCCGCCGGCGCGACGTAGTCGAACGTGATCGGGATAATCTTCTTCCCGCGGCCCGGTTTCGCCGCGGCCGCCTGCGCCGCCGCGGCCGTCTCGCCGAACTCGAGCGGCGCGGCCGCCACGGCATCCGCCAGGTCAAGCCGGACGTGATTCGCGATCCAATAGCGGGTCTCCCGGACGGTCCGCGCCTTCAGGCCGGCATACGGATCCTTCTCGTCGTCCAACTCCTCGCCGCCCGTCGTCTCGTGCTGGAAGATCCCGCCGTGGTGGGGGTCCAGCGCACGCGCCTGGTGCTCCGGCGTGAGCCGCGCGACCTCGATCGCCTGGCCGGGCGACATCCGGTCTTCGAGCAGCAGCTGCTTCGCCGTGGGCACGAGGTCCCGCAGCTTCATCCGGTCGTAGACGTATTTCTTCGAGCGGCCGAGCCGCACGGCGAGCTTGTCAAGGTCGTAGCCGGTCTTCAGCAGCGCGGCGTAGCCCTCGCCTTCCTCGAGGGCGTTGATGTCCTCGCGCTGGTCGTTCTCGATGACCATGATCTCGAGGACCTGGGCGTCAGTGAGCTCGCGCACGAGCACGGGGACGGTTTCGAGCTTGGCGATCTGCGCGGCCTTGAGCCGGCGCTCGCCGGCGACGACCTCGTAGGTGCCCACCTCGCCGTTCGTGCGGACGACGAGCGGCTCGATGATGCCGACGGGCGGTGCGAAGGTCGCGGCGAGCTCCTCGAGCTTCACCTGGTCGAACCGCTTGCGCGGGTTCAAGGGCGAGGGTTTCACCTGGCCGATGGGGATTTCCTGATACATCAAGATGTCCTTTCCAGAAGACGACGGCTCACACGGTCTCCCGCAGCAGAGGCGGCACTTCGTCGCGCGCGACGATACGCGCGGCGGCGGCGACGTCGTGCCAGATGCGCGGATGCCCGCACCGGCTGCACCAGAGCGGCGACGCGATGCCCACGCCGTGCAGCCGGCCGCCCGGCAGGAACTCGCACTCGAGCACGACCTCCTGCGACCCGCAGTAGGTGAGCACGAGCGCGCGCAAGCGCTCGGCCAGCGAGCTCGAGGCCGG